AGCGTTTGCCCTACTACAATGGGTTGTTCAAGTCTCAAATAACTTTGTGTTAACTTGAAACTGTTAATATCCAGGTTTTTTACATCGCGAAATGCATTGGCCAACGCCCGCCTTGCATTATCAAAAACCAATCTTGCATTAATGTTATTCATAAAAAATTTTTGTTTCGCCTTTGAAAAAATTTCCCCAGGCAATCGGGTGAATAATTGTATTTACTGAAGGTGTGAAAGGTGTTTATTTTAATACAGGCAATTATCCCCGTTAATTACCGCCATTTGTGGTGAACCCTCAGGGTTCCCCAAACCGGAAATTACGGCCATATCCGGCGAACCTTGTGGGTTCCCCAGGTAGTTTAAATTATCGCCGGCAATGTTGGCCAACTCCCCGGTTGGGTAGGGTTGTTGGTAACTTGAACGCGCCACGCCGGCAATCAAGTTTAACGACTGGCCACCGGCAACAACACCCGCGCCAAACATTCCCAACCCCACGCCCTTAATCAATGGTTGTTTTTGCATTGAAAGAAACGCGCCCGCCGCCAATTGTATCGCAGCGTTAATTTTCGGGTCCATCTTTACCAAAAGTTTTGCGGCCAACATCCTGGCACCAATGGCACCAACGGCAATGCCCGCATACATGGGAACGGCCCCACCGGCAACCGCACCAATACGGCGGCGGCGGTATGTTCTTGTTTTTTTTCTCTTAGCCATAAAATTGAAAGTTTAAAATTTGAATGATTGAAAAATGTTTACAGTAATTTCTTTGCCCTGTTTAACGCGGCCCGGTGATATTGAATATATTTCTGCTGGTCTTTCGCCGCGTTCATCATTGCACGTCTGCTGGCGGCGGAATGTGTTTTATCTTTTGCCATGTGCGAAAAACCTTTTTTTGCTTTTTGCCTTGCCAATAACATTTGCGAATGATATTTTATATCACGTATGGCCGCCTCATTTTCACTCGTACCACTTACCACGCGAATATTGACATTGTGGCTTTTTGTATCGGTATGCTTACCCGGCACACCTTTCACCTGGCCCTTTGGTTTGTTGACAAAACGCGGGTATGTTGCCGGTACAACGGGTTTGCCGGTTGGTTTTGGCCCTTTGCCAATACCGCGCAATTGATACTTATATTTTTTCAATTGCTTTAAATTTGTTTTATCCTCCGCCGTTAAGTTTTTCCACTTTCCGGTTGTTTTACTTTTATATTGGGTTGGCGCCTTAACCGGTTTTTTTGCCCGATATTCCGCGCCGGCCTTCTTAACCGCATTTTTCCAGGTTAATTTTTTATCGCGTTTGCGCAATTGTTTTGCCCTGGTTGTAATTTTTTTTAGTGTTGTTGATGCCATGTTATTTTTATTGAAGGTGTGAAAGGTTTAACGCCTACGCTTTAAAAGGAAATAACCGCCTACTAATACCGCACCAATGATTAATATATTTTTCGCGTTCATTGCGCCGGGTGCCGTTGTGGTTGGTAATAAACCATCCGTATAAGGCAACCCCGTTTTTGGGTCAATACCTGTTTTTGATAATGGCCCTGCAATAACAACACCGTTTTTTACCTCACCGCCTGGTATGGCCCCGGTGTATGTGTATTGCCACATTTGCGAATAAGGTTTTGTAAAATCGGGTATTGGTGCCACAAATGGTATGCGGTTAAAATCGTTGGGGTTCCATTTCACCGGAACAACGCCACGCGGTACCTCATTGAATTTAAAATATGTTTGTTTCAATTGTACCGCCCTGTTGACGGCGGCCAGGTTAATACTACTTTCCGGCACCCCTAAAAGTTTGTACCTGTTAATGTATGCCGTTGAACCTTGATCTAAATTTAAAATATCTTGGTAATCCTCAACCGGCACACCAAACCCAACGGAAAAAACGGTTATTGCCGTACTAACCGCCTGGTCAGTTACAATATCCGCATCCCTTGTATGTATATCCTCACCTAACACATAATATTTGAACTTTTCCCCCAACCAATATTGCCCGCTTCGATACGCCCGGCCAAACAACGCAAATTTTAATTCGTTCAAAATTCCCGTTGGGCTTAACCAATCGGAAATACCACCCTTTCCAAAAAATGATGTTAACAATCCTTTGGCCAGGTCATAAAACGGTATTTGGGATGTAATAACACTTTCCGCCGCGCTAACTTTGGCGGCTTGTTGTTGGTACAAATTTTCAAACCCGGTTGAACCAATTATTTTAGCTTGGTGTGTTGGCCGTTGTTGTTGCATGGTACCGGTACCGGATAAACGCATTAGCATATTTTTTGGTTTTTTATCAATGTAATATGTAGGAAACGGGGTGCGCTGATCAAATGTATCTAACACCGGGTCAATCCAAATTTCCCGGCCGTCATCATTCACAACAACAAACACGTGAACCGGTGTATCATCAAAAATATCATAACTGGCAAAACGATACGCCCAATTTATTGGCGTTTTGGTTGCCCTGGCCACCGCGTCAATTACCCCGGCAATAAACCCCGCATAATGTTTGCAATCCCCGTGTGCCAACCTTAATATACCGGCCGGTGAGCGGGTTGTCTGCAAATTTTCACTTTCAACCTTATATGCAATGTTCGTTTTACAAAAATTGAATAACTTTTTTGCCATTGTTTCCAATGGGTAAATATCATAATACTCAACAAGGTTGTTGTAATCCCTGGCAAATGCATTGTGAGCGTTTACCACTTCTTGCATAATATCGCCGGTGTCCTGGTTTTTTTTAATAACCTTCCTAACGCCGTTAAATTTTGGTAAACCGTTTGTCATTATACGATTGGGTAATCCAGTTTAAAGGGTAGTGAAATATTTTCAACAACGGCGGCTCCCTGCAATGTGAATATTGCCCTTTGTTTCAATGTGCCGTTTAAAATGGAAATGATAATATCCGTAATGCCTGAGTAATAAAGCAAAATGTTAACCGGCACAACCGTTGTTTGTTCCGGCAAAATGTCAATTTGTAAATCGTTGGTAAATGTGCCAATTACCTGGTTATTGTATTTCAATTCACCGGCCAGGGAATTGAACAATATATTCTCCCGTTTTACATTCCTGGCCGTTACAAATAACGATAACACAACACCCTGGCCGGTAACGGAAAAACCAATTTTTGAAATGGCAAAGATTAAATTTTGCGCCGTGTCCAACTTCGCATAAATGCGGTATGCCAAAAACGCACCGGCGGCAATAAAAAGATACTTGTATTTCCTCAGCATGGCAATTTGGATGTAAAACGGAATTTGAAGGTACCATGCAAAAAAAGAAATAAAAAAACCCGGTACCGGGAACGGTGCCGGGGTTGTCTAACCCTAAACCCTTGAAGTAACTGCAATGTTACTTTGTAAGGGTGCGAAAATACCGCTATTTTGGCCATGTTTGCCGCACAAAATCGCGTTTAATTGAATTATAATAATTAATGTGAAGTACGCCGTTGGGTTGGGCAAACTTGGACAGTATAAAACGCTCAAAACGCACAATTGACGCGGGGTTATCCTTAATATTATGGTATTTTAAGAACCTTACCCCGTTTGTGGATAAGTTTATAACTACAATTGCGTGAAAATACCCCGGCGATGTCATTTATCCCGGTTTTTATTTTCCCTTTCATGCAGATATTCTTCCCAAAAGGTGCCAACGGTAACGATTGCAATTAATGTTACCAGGGTAAAAAATGACCAGGTAAAAACATCATTAAAAAAGTTTTGCCATTGCATAAAATGTTGTATTTTGAAGGTGTGAAAGGTGTTTACACTTTTACCCGGTTGCCGAAATGCAACCGGGTTTTTTTATGTTGTCAATCCTCAGGATTAAACATTCCCACAACGCCGGCACCCTGGCCATTACTCTCAATGTCATTTTTGATCAATACATTATTGCAATCCGTAATTTTTAAAATGACAACGGCCAAAAAATACAATTCAATGTTTGGTTGGCCAGTTAACCCTAATTGTTTGGTTGGTTGTGTAATTTGGTTCATTGTATTACTTACAATGTCAACCATTAACCCTTTACTTTCATACTCAGGGCAAATTTTATCCAAATTGTTTTGCAATCCGGTTAACGCTTCCAATGGCCCGTTGGCTTTACTTACCACAAATTGGTAACTGATTGTGTTGTTCATATTTTTCCGTTTTAAACTAAAAAGGGATGTCGCCGATTACATCATCTTCAATCGTTACTTTTTCAGCATCTTTTGATTTTTGACCGCGCCACTCTGATGATTCCGTAATCTTTTCTTTGTAATACTTTGGCAGGGCATCGTATTTAGATTGGTCAAACTCAGCAAGCCAAAAGTGATTGACTGGATTAATTCCTTCTGGCATTTGATTACGCAACGCAGTAGGAACAGGGCTGATACCGCTAATGTTGGCGTAACGACCATCTTCTGAATGAGTAATGTTGACCATACAGAACTTGCCTAGCAAACCTTTAAGGTCAAAGTTCTTGCGATCTTCCGCGCTCATCTTTTTATTTGACCAAGCCTCTAAGTCTTTACGCAAAGTAGCCTGCTCGCCCAAGCTGACGGTGTAACGCTTAGACACAATCAACGGCTTGCCATCGTCAGTTTTAAGTGGTTGACCAGCATCGTCATCACCATGCAATTCCCAAGTAAATACAACCTTGTGCATGATTTTGGTTTCGCCAGACCATTCAACGGCTTGATGGCCAAGGTCAATAATGGAATACAAGCGTGCCATGTGGTTGCCAGCAGGGGCAATTTTAAATTCTTTGGTGGTATCTGAAATAATCATTCTCTTTTCCTTAAATGAGGGTTGCTTGTGTACGAAAAACTAATACCTTGTTGCTAGGCTTGTCCAACATAGTGGTACAAGTGCCATTACCCCAATGTTTTGATGCCCATCCAGCAATTGCGCTACGCATAGATTCAATTTCGTATTGACCGCAAGGTACTTCTACAGCTTGGTCAGCGCTTAAAGATTGCAAGTAAGGCGTGAAATGATTGGCTAACGCGCCAAATGGATACTTCAACGGACTACGGCGTTTTTTAGCTACAACTTCTAAACTGCCGTGTTTTGTGCCATCGCTGTCAATAATTGCAAATTGCACTTTGCAAGCGTTAAGCATGGAAACTACTTTAGGTAGGGTAATACGTTCGATGTTATTCATTTGTTTGCTCCAAAGGTTGTGCCAAATTGCTCAAATAATGATTTGAGTGCAGGATGTGGTGCTTTTTTAGGGGGTAACCCACACGCATAGCGCATTAGGTCAATTTGACGGTCGGTCAGGAATATTCCATTCTCGATGTCGGTGAAAGCTTCCTCTAGTTCGCGCTCCTGTTGAACTTGGTCAGCCCATTGTTGCTGGTTTTCTATTTCACTCATTTTGAGTTCCTTTTCTATATACACGGCATATACCGTACATACATATTAAGCCAGCTTAAACAGAAATGCAACAATTATTTTGATTATTTGTTGTTTATTTGTTAAGATAGCTTACATGAATACAACAGCCTTAATCCGTCTGCTGGGTGGCCCTACAAAGGTAGCTAAGTTATTAAACATCAGCGTTCCAGCCGTATCTATGTGGCAAAGTGGCGATATTCCGCATGACAAATTGGTCATTTTGGCGGCTACTTTAGAGCAAAAAAGCGCTGGATTAATCACACGCAAGTCGCTATTTCCCAACAATTACAAATTAATCTGGCCAGAGTTGGAATAATTGTTTTATACTAACCAGTAAGCGGAGTGATGTCTGCGGCAATACAGGTTGGTGACCAAGACCCTTTCGGGTTGTTCTGAGTGTTTACCAAATGACTACCGACCCATTTGTTAAGCAACATCACCTTAGAGCAACCCCAAAGGGTTTTTTTATTTCCGCTTCGTACTCCAAACGACATTAAGCACCTAAATGGGTGGCGTGGAATAGAACATCGGCTTATCTACACCTGATAGCAAGCCGCGCGAACTTAAATGGGTATCGCACAAGACGGAAAGCGCAATGGTGATAGACAACCTTTCCATCGATTGAACATTAACTTCGGTAGCATTAGTTTAAGTAAAAGCATTAACTACTTAAATAGATGAAGGCTAATCACCTTTGGGTATCCTATGGACAAAAAGCAACACATAGGGAAACTACCTACAAAATAATTACAAATAAGTGTTGACATACTTAAGCTACCTTAATAAACTGGTATCACTCAATAACGAGTGATATAGAAAAGGAATAGATATGGAAAGCAATTTTGTAAAAATCGTTTTAGGCATTGCGGCAGGATTCTTATTGGCTTTGCACACACTAGAACCTAAAGCTCAGACTGTTGCCATTCAAAACCCAGCAGGTTACACACAGGGTTACATTCAACAAAACGGCAATACCGTTAACTTAATTACACCTAACGGCAATGTCGCGGCTACAGGCACTGTTTACCCAAATCAAATTGCTTTGCCATCGGGCGCGGCAGTTGGCGTACCTAGCTATACCGTACCAATGACACCGCCTAGCCCACCATCACCGAGGGTAATGCAATGACCACATTTACTACTGAAGATCGCTTAGTTGCTGAAAAAGATGGTTCAATTACTCTTAATTGCGATTGGTATCAAAAGCAATACTATCAATTGCTTGAACAATACAAAATGCTGGAAGATGAGTGTAAAGCGTTACGGGAACAATTAAATGAACTTCAGTGATTTTTATGCCATTTATCCACGCAAACAAGGGCGCAGGGCGGCTGAACGCAGTTGGGACAGGCTAACCCAGCAAGAACAGCAAGATGCGTTTGTAGCCCTTCCTAATCATTTGGCTTACTGGAAGCTAAAACAGACTGAAAAGGACTACATTCCCCACCCAGCTACTTGGTTAAATCAAGGTCGCTGGGAAGATGAGTTAGATATGGAAGTCAAAAAACTTAAAAAGCCAGAACTGCCGTGGTATTCCAGTGAAGAATTGACCAAAGCTAAAGCCCAAGAAATAGGAGTTCAAGCGTATGCAGGAGAAGGTTGGCAACAATGGCGAGCAAGAATTAGCCAAAAAATCAAGCAATTGGAAGAACAGGCTTGACTACCTTGCTTGGTGGTACATCGGTGTTGCAAAACGCAGGGGCTGGCCAGAGGTTGTGCGGTTGCTTGCTCAAAACCCTGATATTGAAAACGAAGTTAAACAAGAAATTAAAAAGAAACTAGGAAAATGAATGAGTTGGCTCTTTTCGCAGGCGCTGGTGGAGGAATACTTGGAGGAAAACTGCTCGGATGGCGAACAGTCTGTGCCGTTGAGTGGGAGCAATACCCAGCTTGCGTACTTGCTTCAAGACAAAATGACGGACTTCTTGAAGCTTTCCCGATTTGGGATGATGTTCAAACCTTTGACGGAAAGCCGTGGCAAGGAATTGTTGATGTCATATCTGGAGGATTTCCGTGCCAAGACATTAGCGCCGCAGGAAAAGGCGCAGGTATTGACGGAGAACGATCAGGAATGTGGCGCGAAATGGCAAGGATCATTTGCGAAGTACGACCAAAATTTGTTTTTGTGGAAAACTCACCAATGCTCACTCATAGAGGATTGGGAACAGTTCTTGGGGAGTTGGCCGACATGGGTTTCGATGCGGAATGGGGCGTGCTGGGAGCGTGAGACATTGGGGCTAACCA